GATTGGAAACTTTCAAACTCCAGCTGTATGCGTTGGGAGGCAGGCACAATGGATTACCTATGGAACGAGTTCAAGGTTAGATCGTCTGAAATCATGCAACAGAATCATGGAGACCAAGACTGGATAACAAAGAGGGCCAAAGACGACATCACATGGTTTCCGGACGAGTGGATAAGAAGTTACAAATGGGAACTGATAGGACTCAAGGATAACAAACTGCTGACCACAAAGGATGGCAAGAAATATTTCAGAGAACCTGTGAAAGTAGAACCTGGTAATCGTGTGGCAGTATTCCATGGATCACCAAACCCCATGGAGTGTCAAGACGAATGGGTAATAAAGAATTGGAAATAAATACACATAGCAACGCCACATACGTGACGTCGGCAAAAACACTGACCTCTTAATGTCTTAAATGCGTGGGCCAGGCCGTAAGTAGAATTCATCTACAAGTCTTTACAAAACAGAGAAAAGAATATAAAATTAATGATGTTTGAAAACATTCATAATTGGCCTTTAGAGCATTGGCACATAGAGTTATGCTCAAAATGTAGTCTACAATGTCCTAGGTGTTCTAGGCAGGAGGTTCCTGAAGGCCTAACGAATAAAGATCTAACTCTAGAATGGTTCAAAGAGAATTGGACGGGTAAACTTCTAACAGATGTCAAAAAAATAACTTTCTGTGGTGACGATGGTGACCCTATATATGCCAAGGACCTGTTGAAAATTCTTGCATGGTTAAGAGAGAACAATGACCAAGTGCAATTTGTAATAATCACTAACGGGTCATACAAAATAAAGTCTTGGTGGCAACAACTAGACAGCATACTGAACGAAAAAGATCATATACATTTCTCCCTTGACGGTTGGGACCAAGAGTCAAACAACCTGTACAGGGTGAACTGCAACTGGTATTCGATAATGCTTGGAATAGATGCATTACGAGAAAGCAAAGCATACAAGACATGGGCCGCGATTGCATTCAAATTCAACGAGGGCAAAATAGATGTTATGAGAGAAATGGCCAAGCAGTACAAGTTTGACAGTTTCCAACTGACCTTGAGTACAAAATTTAACAAGAACTACGGAAGCTACCCTGTCAATGACCCATTGCAACCTAGTGATAAATTTATTGCCACAGGAAGATTTACCAGGACTGCTACACAGTTAACTGGTAAACAATGGCAAGATAACTGTATTGATATTTTCACAAAAAGGTTTTATAATACTAGTAATACTCCTTCAATTATACCTTTGTGTATGATTGGCAACAAAGGGCTTTACATAAACGCAGAAGGAAAGTTCTACCCCTGTTGTTGGACAGCATTGAGATATGGACACAATAAAAACATATTCGAATACATTGAGTCTAGCCAAACACTCGGAGAGGTGCTAGACGATCCTATGTGGAATAAGTTGTTTGGAGATATGAAAACAGGAAATGCACCACAAGAGTGCGGTGAGAAATGTTCTGCAAAAAAATGGAATTTAGATCATGCAACTAGTTGGTAATAAAAAGTACGGCAAAGTAAAAGTGAAGAAGACCAGTCCAAGGATGGACGAGGTACCCGATGACTGCGGTTACATGCAACAGTTCGAGTTCAACGTTGACATGAACAGCAATGGCATCATGGCCGAGTGCATAGAATGGTGCCAATTGAACTGCGAAGGCAAGTGGGGTTGGTGGTTCGAGCCCGCGGTGGTTACATTGAACGAGTATCATACAAACCACTGGGAGGCCCAGAACGCATACATGAGCTTTGAAAAGAAACGAGATGCTACGAGATTCTGGATGACTGTTGGAATTCAGAACAGTGGCAAAAAATAGGGATAATTACTAGTATGGCACTATTTGAAATAACAGAAGAAGCAAAGCAACAGATCGAAAGATTACTAGAAAAGAATCCAGGCAAGTACGCAGTGAGTCTAGCGGTGCTGGGTGGCGGTTGTGCAGGATTCAAGTACGACTGGGGTTTTGCAGATACAAAAGAAGCTGTAGGTGGCGGAGACCACATAGAAGACTGGCACACAGGTAAATTTGTTGTGGACGAAACTTCCATGATGTATGTGGCAGGTACAAAGATTGACTGGGTGGAAGAAACATTTGGTTCACAGTTTGAAATATCCAATCCCAACTCAACAGCATCATGTGGATGTGGTGAGAGCTTCGGTGTCTAATGGACACAGCATTCGTTATAGGTAACGGAGAGTCAAGGAACATTTTTCCAATAGATAATCTAAAAGATCAGGGTGTGGTGTATGGTTGCAACGCAATATACAGAGACCATCCCATGTTGTGTGATCACATCGTGGCAGTGAATACTCCTATGTACGAGGAACTGGCCAAGTGGCACAACAGTGGCAAGGAATCCCCAAACATACATGGCACAAATGACATCAGTAACTGGAACTATATCTGTGAAGGAGACAATGAACAGGACGTGCCACAAGGTCTCAAGATATACAGGTTCTGGCGTGGTGGTGACATAAAGAAGGGTGGCATGATCAAGACAATCGATTTTTCAACAGCACGTGGTTCAGGGTGTAGTGCTGTGTTGATGGCCGCCGAGTCGGGAATTAAAAATGTTGTAATAATGTCATTCGACATAATAGGAGCCCAACAATGGGAGTTGGAAACACCCAGCAGGATACAGAACAACATCTATAAAAACTCGATCAACTATCCAGGCAGGGCCAGCATGAAGGCGTACCTCAAGTACGAATGGATGTATCAACTTAGACAGATAATCAGGAGATTCCCCAGCACCAACTTTCATTTCATCAATCGCAAGGAATACATAGAGGGCAATCCTTTCCTGCGTTGGTACTTCGATCAACCAAATATAAAGTGTGGCATATACGCTGACCTGCAGAGATGGATCACGGGTTCTCGTGATGACATCAAGTGGAAACAATTATAGAGTCTTGGTACTGCTGGCGTCCAGCTGATACACCTTACGCATCTTGACACCCACTGATTGTGCGAACTTCTTGGAATCACATCCACTGCACACATGCTTGTAATCATTTGAGGCACGATCTGGATCCACCTTGCTCTTGGGCCTCATGAATTTCTCCGAACAGGCATCGCATTTGAACACATAGATCAGGTTCTTCCTGTGATAATTGTGCATCGTACCCAGTTTGCTCTCCCTCTTGTGCAACTTCATTGTTTTTAGGGTTTCTATGAACATATTATTATTTAATAAATACGAGTATCATATTATGGCAAGATTAACGATAGACACAGGAACAGTAGGAAATCCAGCTACAGGCGATACTTTACGTACCGCTATGACCAAGGTCAACAGCAATTTCGCAGAAATGATGTCTGGCAACCTTTCATTATCCGGAAATTCATTAGTGAGTGTCGATACCAACGGCAACATCACACTGGATCCAAACGGCACAGGACAGGTGCAGGTAAATGCAGACAGACTAGTGATCACAACAACAAAAACTGCAACTGCGGTTGGAAACACAGGCGACGTAGCAGGATCCATATCTTGGGACGCAACCAACTTATATGTTTGCACTGCGAACTACGATGGTTCAACAATAATCTGGAAAAAGATCACACTAGCGAGTATCTAACATGGCCCAGGAAGTAATAAACATTGGAGCACAGGCTGATGATGGCTCAGGTGATACAATCAGGGGAACTGGCATCAAGATTAATGCAAATTTTACTGAGCTGTACGCGATGCCATTCGCTCAGACATCATTGGGACTTGTTGAAAACGAAATCAGTACAACACAGTCCAACGCAGACCTAGTACTGAAACCATCTGGCTCAGGTAGCATACTGTTTCCAGCAATCAGAATCAATAACAACAACATCGAAGGCACAAGAACAAACGATGACCTAATATTGAGAGCGAACGGATCGGGATCTTTGGTTGTAGACGGAATAGGAATTGCAGGCACGTCAATCACTGCACTCGACTCTTCCTTTGTGAACATCAACGAGAATCTAATAATAGACGGCACATTAAGTTCAGGAATAACAACATTCGGAGGAACGGTCCAGACAGCATCTACGGTAGACGTAGATGAGTTGACTACACTTTCTACACTGACTGTTTCTGGGGTATCAACGTTTGCTGATACAACTACAGTAGACAATCTCACATTCAATGACAACATAATCAGTTCAAGTTCAAACGCAGATATAAATTTAACCCCAGGCGGAACGGGTGTGGTCAATGTTTCTAACTTGACAATAGATTCAAACATAAACTTGACCGATAACGTGATCAAAGTGACAAGAACCAATGACGATTTCGTATTGTCTGCCAACGGCACAGGTTCTGTGCAAATTTCCAAAGTGGACATAAATGAGGGAACCATAGACGACACAGTAATCGGTGGCACAACACCGGCGGCGGGAACATTTACAACTATATCAATAACGAATCCATCTGTGACAGCAGACAAGGTCATCATCACTGATAACAAAATTGAATCGACAGAGACAGATGCAGATTTACAGATCAATGCAAACGGTGGTTCGGGCAATGTTTTAATAAACGGTTTCACATTCCCCAACACAATGGTGGGAGGACAACTGATCAGGACCAACGGAAGCAAAGTGCTGTCGACCCATGTATTTCCGTTCGTGGTAACTGACACAGACGTGCAGGACGCTACGGCGACAATCACAGGCAACAGTTCAGCACAGGTGATCGATACTTTTTCAGTGTCCACGTACAGGAGTGCAAAATACTATATACAGATTTCAGATGCCACAGCCGACAGGTACACAATAATTGATGCAAACGTAACACATAACGGGACGAACGCATTCGTTAGTACATTTGGTGCGGCAACAAATGGTGATGGCGACGGATCTACCATATATGATTCTATTGACCTATCGGCAGACATAAACGGCGGCAACGTAAGACTGCTAGGAACAGTAAATAACACTAACAACCAAGTGATCAAATTGGTCAAAAGGGTAATAAAGGTTTAAAATGGCACAACAGACACTGAACGTAGGATCAAATGCAAACGACGGAACGGGTGATAATCTAAGATCTGCTATGCAGAAAGTGAACGACATGTTCACAGAATTATACCTGTCACCACTATCGGGCGGAGATCTAAGTTTCACTGGCAATGAGATATCTGCGACAAGAACCAATGAAGATCTAGTACTGAAACCATCCGGCACAGGCGCCGTGTCTTTCCCGGCGATCAGAATACAGGACAACAACATCGAAGGCACGAGATCAAACGAGAACATAAATTTAGTGCCAAATGGTACTGGCTCAGTCGTTTTTGGTGCAGTTAAATTCAGAGGCACGACATTGAGTTCAGACGATTCAACAATAATCAATATCAACGATGGTCTTGTGGTAGACGGAACATTGAACGTATCAGGGGCAAGTACTTTGACCGGTGCGGTGAATCTTTCTTCTACTTTACAGGTACCGTCAGGCTTGACAACCCTTTCAACGTTAAGTGTGACTAGCACAACTAACTTAACTACCACTAACATCGATAATCTCACTTTACAGGACAACACAATCAGTTCAAGTTCAAATGCAGATATAAATCTAACCCCGGGCGGAGCAGGTAGTGTCGTGATACAGAATCTAACCATAGATTCAAACATCAACATAACCGACAACGAGATCAAAACAACAAGTTCAAATTCAGACCTTGTTATTGCGCCTGCAGGCACGGGACAGGTAGTAATTGCCAAGGCCGATATCAATGGCGGAACTATAGACAACACAGTGATAGGTGCCACGACAGCGTTGGCAGGATCATTTACAACCCTGAACACAACATCAGCATTCACAATAGACGGGATCACTATAGACGACAACACCATCTCAACAAACGCATCCAACGCCAACCTTGAGCTGAACGGCAACGGTACGGGCACGGTGCTCATCAGCGGATTTGGTTTCCCAACTACAGATGGATCAGCAAATCAAGTTTTGAAAACAGATGGATCAGGCAACCTTGGGTTCGTGACACTGTCATCACCATCCACACTGAACCACTCGGAGATAGGTGACAACAGTACAACAGTGGCGACTTCTGCCACTTCACTGGTAGACAGCTGGTCTAGTGCTTCATACAGGAGCGCCAAGTACCACATTTCGATATCAGACGCAACAAACAGTAGATTTGAGATTGCCGAAGTCAGCCTGATACATGGTCCAAGTGCTGACAGCACAACAGAAGCATTCCTAACTGTGTTTGGAAACACAGGATCTTATTCTGCACCACTATGCACATTCACAGCAGAGATAGATGATGGTAATGTTAGGTTATTAGCAACAAACATCACTAGTGACAGTTGTGTGTTCAAATTCCAAAGAACATTGATAGACCTGTAATAATTACATTAGGTTTATAGAATTACTAATAAATATCTGCAACAAAAAGGATTAATATAACATGGCTAGACAAGGTATCAACATCGGATCAAGTGCAAATGACGGCACGGGTGATCCGTTAAGAACAGCATTTGACAAGATAAACGACAACTTCGTAGAACTTTACGGTACTGACAATGACATCAACACACTTGATGCAAATTTAAACGTAAACACTTTCGCAATAACAACA